AAAGAAGAAAAGGCAAACAGCCTTTTCTATGATCTTCTTATCCGCCCACAGGTCTTGAATTATGACTATGATGATAGATTCATCATTGCCTATCAGATTTACGATGGCAGTGATTGGTATAATTCTAACCCAATAGCAGAAGAAAAAGACAGTTTGTTTATCCAGTTCGCAAAGCTGAAAGAAATGAAACATTGCTATTGGATTATTGATAAGGAGACAGATAAGGTTATGGGACCAATGAGGAAGAATGAATTTGAAAGACTATGCAAAACCCTGCAAGTAGAAGCAAAAATGCGCCATTTCCATGAAAAGAAATTCTGGTAAACCAATGGGGAATAGGGGTAATCTTTTCTCATGTTAAGAAAATTCCTTAGCAAAATCTTTGACAACTAAAATTCTATACAAGAATTGTCCTTATCCAATTCTTAGATAGATAACTTTTATATTATTATGCACTACTGTCCGGTTAAAAAATATAATTTCTGGCTAAGTACCTAATTTACAAGGTTCTGTGATTAAATGCAGATCGTATGGGTAACGATTTAGAAATGAGCGAAGTGCACTGATACACAATATTCTGAATAGCCAAAGAACGCTTACTATTTCACTTGCAAAGATAACCCTTTACGAGCAGAAGTGATCGGTTTTTCCTGTTTTTCTTCTTTTCAGTGAAAGAAATTATTGTTTTTTTTTGACTCTATGATACGTTTTGATGAAATAAAACCCCGTCGTTTCTTCTTTGTAGAAAACTGCGTGCATAGGACCTTCTGTTAGTTCTTGAGTAGCTTCCCAATTACATTTTTCTCCATTTTTTAATCTGAATGCCATGGCAATTAAATATACAAGGTGTTCTAGGTCGAATAAATCATGAACGTCTTTGCCTACAGCAAGATTTCTACCCTCATATGAGAAATGTTTGAGTACGTGCATTAGACCGCCTGTAAAGTCATATACATCTTGCTTACCATTGCATTCGTCTACTTTACGAAAGGTGTCAAGTCTTAAGATATCACCAAACCCTTCTTTGTTTGCATATACTACATAACAACAGGCATTTTCAGCAAGGAACTTAATAAATCTATCTTTACTGTCAAATCTCTTGAATACACTCCCCTCATATAGTGCATCTACGACATCCATAGCATTACCAGTACCAAATTTTTCAGGGAAAGCCTCAAGAGCTTCTATAATACCTTCTTGTAATAATCTATGGCATGACACATTAAAAACTATATAGAAATTATGGTCACCCTCGACATAGTAATGATATATTTCATTTATAGGGAAACCTGTCTGAAATGAATTAAGTTCTTCGATCCCTTGCTCTTTCCTTACTTCATTCTCATGGAGCCAAAGTTCAAGTAACTTTGGCTCCATATATGCCTTTAGAGCATCATACTCCTTAAATGATATCAATTTCATAATGCAGATATTTTGTATTACAAATTATTCGCCAATAGTCGTTTAAGTGAGTCCCACGGATGCTGTAGAACATATTTAATTGTCACCCACCAATCGCGATTCATATCTTCGAATGTCATATCCATGCCATATTCCTCTTTTATTACTTTCTCAGAGGAACTAAAATCTAATCCTTTCAGTCGTTGTGGGATTATCGTATCTGCAATAGTTGGGATATATGGCATAGATATTTCTTTCCCAAACAGGAATTTATCAGCAGGACAGAATGGAATCTGAAACTGAAATGCAAAGTTGCCATATGCAAGCAGGAACATATATAGAGGAACATTTTCCTCCAGCCTCTCATCTTTTCTTTTGAAAAGCATTGTGACAGGAGTTGGGAATGGTGAAATTCCTCCATATTGCCTATACCCAACAAGGAGCTGCCCTTTTATGTTTTTTCTATCCATCAAAAAATCCATGGCATTCGTTACTTCTAGTAGTTCGCTATCTGGCATGACCGTTAGAGCCATCTTAAGAAGGCATTTATATACATTCACTGGAGTATATGTTCTTTTACCCTTAAAATGAATAACCTTATTCTTTTTGTCCAGATGAGCGATAGCAGTTTCATCTTCTTTTTGCAATACGGAAATAAAATCCTTAATATCTATACGTGTAAAGTCGTCTTTCCGGGATTTGTATGATGGAATACCCCTCTTGCCCTTTACTTGTGACAAACAATGTAAGAGTTTCATGTAGTTTGAAAATTCGCTCTCATACTTTGAAAATCTATTTCCATTACAATCATCACATTCATAATATGAAAACAGACGATCATTTCCTATCAAATTGGATAAAGCATGCGCTTCTTTTTTGAAAGTAACCTCTCCCTTCTTACAGCCACAAAATCTGCAAACCTGATTGTTTTTATCTCCAAGAAATACATTCTTCGCTTGATTGGTACCGTATGAGACTATTGTTTCATAGTTTCCATAATATTTGTCACACGCATTTTTGAATGCTTGAGAGTATTTAATTTGTTCCATAATCATTTATACTTTTGATTTTAGAAAAATCTAAGTGCACTGATATACAATATTTTGAATAGCCAAAGAACGCTCACTATTTCGCTTACAAAGATAACCCTTTGCGAGCAGAAGTGAGCGTTTTTTCGTGTTTTTCTTCTTGTCAGTGAAAGAAAAAGGCGATTACAGTCGTTGTGAACGGTTACGATGAATGAATTGTTGCCATTTCTGCTCGCACCAATCGGAAACGAACAGTCCGTTGATAGTAAGAATTGGCTGACGCTTCTCGTTAGTCGTGATACGGAGTTCTGCATTCTCCTCCGTGAAGTTGCGTTTGTACATTCCTGAATATGCCGTAGCCGTACCACGTACTGTCACCTGCTTTTGGTGCATCTTCACTACTGTATCATCATCAAACCCCATCTTGCGGAGCATCAAACGAATATTAAGCAAGAGATAGAAGCTATGAAAGAATCGCTTGATAAAACCTCGCTCTTCCTCATACACCTTGATTTCCTTTTGCTGTTCAGCTATGATCTTGTCTTTGGCTTTGACGGTATCTTGCAGGAGTATAACCTCCTTACGGATTTCGGCATTCTCCTTTTCAGAAAGAAACCTCTGTTGCTCCATCTCCCTTTCCAACTCTCCGACGCGTTTTTCTGCCTTGTCAAGTTCCGTATTCCCAAAAAGCGAGTAGAGTGTCCCCTTTACACGAAGTTTCCCTGCCTGCTTCTCCAACTCCTTGATTTTCTTGATTAACTCTTCCTCCTCAAGTTGTTTCTGTTTCGTCTCTTTGAGCAGTTCCTTGTAATACTCCATATTGGTGCGGTGCTTTGCTTCCGAACCGTACACCCCTCTTTCCAGCCCGAAAGCTTTCATCTGTTCTGCGTATGTGGTTTGGTACTCCTCTAATTTCTTAGGAGTAAGCACATCATCTGCACAAAGTCGTACCTTGCCTTTCTTTGTCTTGTACTTTCGCTTGCCATTCTCAGCGTCTGTCTTGGCTTTCCGTCTTTCCCCTTGTACGATGGGGACTACCGTTGCGTGAATATGCGGAGTTTCCTCGTCTGCGTGTAGTGTGGCTGCCACTACATTTTCCTTTCCAAAGGTGGTGTAAAGCCACTGCATCGTGCTGTCGCACCATTCTCCTAAGCGACCATCGCTTTCAAGTTTGAGCATATCCTCGTGCGACCCTGAGAGGATAAAGCGAAGTGCCTTGACTTGGTTGTCTGCCACCTTACGGTAGATGTTTGCTGTGGCGATGCGGTGTTCTATGGCTTCCGTGCGGTTGGTGACATTTGCTGGAAATTGCACCAATTCACGGTTGAGGTGTGTGCGAGTTGCATCGACATTACTTGGCACGAATGTACGCTCGATGTGTGCGGTCATTGCCGAGTCGTTGCCACGAGCTTTGTCTATATGTAATACTGCGTAGCCCATAAGTTGAATATCGTTTTAAGGGGTATCCAAAGGGACGGAGTCCCTTGGCTCAGAAGGGCTTTTTTAGCGGTAACAGAGTGGAGCGTGAAGAAAATGCCCTAATGAGCTATGGCATTTCTTCTAAATGCCGCTCCGCCCAATCCGAAACTCCCCTTTGAGGTGTTTGCATTCTCTGAATGCACAGAAGCTTTGTTGCTAAGTTTCTTTTTAGGAAACTTGCAGTTGGGAAAACTGCCATTGCTCTTGAAACAAAGCTATCTGTCTGCCTCTTGTTCTCTTTTAGTCCCTAAGGATACTCGGTTAATACTTGGTTTTAATTGCGTTCTATTGCCTTATCTGCGAAATCCACGTTTGACGACCGATTGCGGTTTATTCTGTTTCTGTTCTATCACTTTCTGGCGAGAAATGTGGTACTCGTTCAGGTCTTTATATCCATCGTAATGTCGGCTCATATCCTCTACGTTCATTCCTGCCGATAGAAGAGCTTGCAAGGCTTTCCGTCCTGCTTCATCGTTGTCAAGAAACGCATGGACACAGACAATACGCTGCTCACGGAGATATGCAACAGCTCTGTGGATATTGCTTACGGAGTTCAGCACGATGGAGGGCGAGGTGGTGTCTTTTCCTTTCATCGTGAGAAAGGACAGGAAATCGACAAAGCCCTCAAAAATGTTGTGTGTGATGTCTTTTGTCCCATCTACACTACCGATAACGGAAATATCTTTCGGAGCGATTGTCCCTTTGAAATGACCGTTGTCCCTGAGTTCATATCCTCCTGTCCGATTTGGAAATCCTATGGCGGTGTAAATTCTTCCGTCCATCTCATAGCACACGGAACGCAGATAGGGCTTGGCAAGCGAAAAGTCTATCTTGCGCTCCTCCTGCAAATAGTGTTGCAGGTATGGGGGCAGTTCCTCACTGATGCCTAGAATGCGCCTTGTGCTTGGGGATTGTTTTGATATTTCTTCCTTTGAAGGAGTTGCACGATGAAAGGAAAGAGCGTTCTCTGACAAATGGTTCATTGCTTCGTGAGCATTGCACCTTTGCAACAACATCACAAGGTCTATGATGCTGCCACCTTTGCCCAAGCCGAAATCATACCAGAGATTCCGTGCAAAGTCCACTTTCAAGCTGGCGTTATAGTCTTCCCGATAGGGTGCATTGTAAAGGGCATAACTTCCGTATTGCTTGACGGGCTGTATGCCCCGAGCATGAAGGTAATCCGCTATGGATATTCCCTTAATACTTTGTAAGTCGTAATATTCGTTCTTCATTGCTGTTATTGTTGGGTTTGGGTTATTCATATTCATTGTTCGTTATTTCATTGTTTGTTCTGTTTTCTCTTTTTAGAGTTTTCCTCTTTTTATCTTACTACCCTTCGACACTCGGATAAGTGATTGACAGTGAAAGAGAGAAGTGTAACACTTCCCTCCATTTTATCTTTCTACTTATTCCTTCTACACCGTATAGCCATTCTTTCAGCTGTAGAAGCGTAGCAAGATAGTAGTAAGCTGTGTCGCAAGATGGACACCTCCTGCAATCCTTTCTCTTTCACTGTATTATCCTTAGTTGTAGTAATGTAGTAAGGAGAATAGAAAAGAAAAAGGAGTATAGTGAAGGGAGATAGTAAGAGAGTGCTATGGCGGTTGCTCGGGATGAATCTTGCGAACGGCATACACATATACAGGATTGCCGTTTACCCTGCGACACTCTCTCGTATAGCCTGCCTTTCGCAGGGCTTCACCCATCCGTTTGGGAGAGAGCTGCTGTCGGGTGTAGATGGAGAGGTAGCCAACTATCTCCGAATTGGTCATATAAAAACGCTTGGTGGCTTTCTCTGCTTCCGTTGGAAAGGTGAAATAGCGGAGCAATAGTTCCATTTCAGCCGTATAGACTTGAAAGGCTTCGCTATTATGGTGCAGTTCGATTATCTCCTCATCATTGAACCAATAGCGAAATCCGCTTTTTAGTAGAGCTTTGGCTTCACTATACACGGCATCTATCGGGATTGCCTTGGCTCGGTCTATATCTATCGCCAATACTTCAAAAGGCAAGAAACGTCGGTTTCCTGTCGGGTCGGTGAGAAAGTCGTTTCCATTGACCGATGCCACGAAACTTGCCAAGTGCGGTCGTTCCACGATATGCTTCTCGTAAGGCATACGGTACTTCACCTGCGGGCAGGTTATCAGGTTCTTCAGCTCGTTCTCGTCTCGCTTGTTGAGGGCTTTGAGTTGGTCGTCGATGTTGATGATGAGATTTTGACCGATAAGACTCAATACATCTTTCTCCTGTGGGTATATCTTTCCTGTATAGCGGTAGTCGGATAGAGCTGGTGGACAGAGAAGGTCAAGGAATGTGGTCTTGAATTTTCCCTGTTCACCCGTCAATACAAGGCAAGTATGGTTACAACACTGCTTGTCATCCATCGCATTGGCGACTACTGCCACCAACCATTTGGTAAGGTATTCCCTCCATTTCTCGGGATTGGCTACGCTCACACAGTCGGCAAGGGCGGTTACTGCTCCTTGTTTCACTGCTGGCAAACTATGAAAATAGGCTTGTACAGGATTGACCTGTGGGGAGAAGTCGCTCTCTATGATGCTGTATAGGTTTTCGGACGAGGTCTGTACATCTGCTTCCTTATTCAAGGCTCGTTTGAGCGTATTGATGCAGTAGCGGTCTATTGCCACATAGTTCCCCGTTCCTCTTTGGCAATACTCGGCTCGATTTAAGACGGTATTGTAACGGAACTCATATCGCTCCGAAAGAAACTCCTCTATTTGGATGTTCTTTGAGGTGTGGTCGCAGTTTTCTCTTTTCATTGTGCGGATTGCTTTCTATTACTTGGTTTTGATATTTGGCAAGTTCTCGATTACCAAAGCCAAGTTAGGCAGCCTTTTTCGCAGAGCCAAAGGTGGCGGTGTTCTTGCATCAAAGTACATCACTTTTCTTTGCTACGACACAACGAGAAAGCCCCTTTTCACCCAACAATGGAGGAAAAGGGGCAAAATAAGTGTGCGGATAGTACGGTGAGAAAGTGTGAGGTCTGCAACGGTTCGCAGAGTTTTGTACTTTTCGTAAGGAACAAATGACTTTTAGAGCGATGCAGGAGGATTTGAAAAGGGAAAAACAGGGGAGATATGATGCGTGGACTTCCTGCCGTTTCCCTCTTCTTCCCTGCTTATCCCGACCTCTTCGGAAATCGAAATCCACTGCTTACTTTTGCGTCAGAAATCAATAATCACGCAAATAAAACAACAACGAAAATGAGATTTACAGCCATTGACACCTCCGCTTGGGAGGAACTGAAAAAGAGCATCGTGGAACTTACCGACTGCTTCAACGAGCACTTCGCTCCACCTGCCGAGCTGCCCGACCTATTGCACAATGGGGACGTGTGCCGAATACTGAACATCAGCAAGCGGACACTGCAACATTACCGAGATACATCGGTGTTGCCCTTTATTCAAATCGGGCATAAATGCTACTATAAACGTGAGGATGTGGAAGCACTACTCGCTAAGTCTGACCCTCAGAAATAGAACGAACTATGGAATACGAAACCATCAGCAGAGAAACACCCGAGATGAAGCAACTCATCTTGGGTATCAGAAACCTCACAAAGCGTGTGCGAGCAACAGCACAGACACACCGCCCACTATTTGAGGGCGAACTCTACCTCACAGGGCGAGAAGTCTGCGAAAGACTCTTTCTTTCTCCACGCACCTTGCAGGACTATCGGGACAAAGGCATTTTCCCCTACACCCAAATTGCTGGCAAGATCCTCTATAGACTCTCCGATCTCAATAAGATACTACAAGAGAATTATGTCAAGCGAAGTTCGCTATAACATGTGCTATCATAATCTTCGCTTTATCAAGCAAAGCCTTGACTTCTTTACACAACTCAAAGCTCTTAGACATCTGTTCTGAGAGTTTTTGTTGTATATCAGGAGCAAGTATTGGGAAACTACTTTATACAACAATGATAGGTATTTTTCTCATTTTGATATGATTAGTACCACCATACCCCCACCTCAAAGTAATAATATCGTATTCATTGTGTTAAAGCTGCCTTTTTCTTCGTTTTGTTCAGTATAAGTTCATATATTTGCACAGATAAATTGACAAACGCACAATCTTATGGCACAGAACATCGAGCATAGCAATCTTATCAAAGACAAGCTAAAAGAAAAAGGTCGCACTCAAACGTGGCTCGCCAAGCAACTTGGTATGAGTTTCAGCATGACTAATGCCTATGTTTGCAACCGCAAACAACCTAATCTCGCCACCATCTTCAAAGTGGCAGACTTGCTCGAGGTATCACCAAAAGATTTAATAGTATAAATTATGACAGATACAATTATTCAAATAATCCCAGAAGGGAAAGTAAGAGATTATATTGATGGCACAATAAGAAAAGAGACTCCCGAAGAATATGTACGTCAAACTGTAGAGAAGCGTTTGGTTATTGAGCATAAATATTCAAAGGAGCAAATTGCCGTAGAGTTTCCTATTAAAATGGGAAATGGGAAGAAACGTGCAGATATTGTGGTATTTCCAGAAAATGCAACTAAGGAGGAACGAAAAGATCAACAACATATAGGACTCATTATTGAGTGTAAAAAAGAATCTGTCAGACCTACTGATAAGGGAGAAGGGGTAGCTCAATTAAAAACCTATATGGCTTCTTGTGCCAATTGCCTATGGGGGATGTGGACAAATGGCAAACATAAAACCGTATATAAGAAGATTATCGCTCCTGATGGTATAATCCATTATGAGGAATGTAATGACATACCTTCGGCAGATGGTAGTAATAATGAAAATGAGAGACCACAACGCAAGAAACTCTCTAAAGCTACGGATGACAACTTACTTTTCACGTTCCGTACTTGTCACGATATTATTTCTGTTAACGAAGGACATTCTAAGCAAGCAGCATTCTTTGAGTTCCTCAAGATCATCTTCTGTAAGATTACTGATGAACGAAATGTAACCAAACCTATCGAATTTTATACGACATCAAGCGAACGAAACTATCCAGATGGACAAGCCTCTGTGTATAAACGTATAGCACAAATATTTGAGGAAGTAAAGAAGCGTAATGGTAAGATATTTGAGGCAAATGATCTTATAAAACTTGAGCCACGCACAGTTACTCAAATAGTGGGTGAACTCCAAAAATATTCACTACTTGATACTCGTATCGATTTTAAAGGTAAGGCTTACGAAGAAATTGTGGGTTCAAATCTACGTGGTGATCGTGGTGAATTCTTTACTCCACGTAATGTAATGCAAATGGCAGTATCTATGATCAATCCCAAAGAGGGAGAGAAAGTCTTGGATAGTAGCTGTGGCACAGGTGGCTTTGTAGTTACGGCTATGAATGCAGTAATCGCAACCATTAAGGCTAAGATGCAAAAGGAATATGGAGAAAATATGGAAGATTGGACTCCTGCCATCCGCAATGCTTTTAATGAGGAAATATCTCGTATAGCAGCTGAAAACTTCTTTGGCTTTGACATCAACCCCGACCTTGTCAAAGCTACAAAGATGAATATGGTAATGAACAATGATGGTAGTGGGAACATCATACAGCTCAACACTTTACTACCTCCGCAATTATGGGAGCAAGGGAAAAAGTCAATGCTGGAACAAAAAATGGATTTGCCTCAAGGATCCATTCTCAATCATAAGACAATAGGGCTGTTTGATGTGATTGTAACCAACCCTCCTTTTGGCTCAAAAATTCCTATTAATGATCAGTCTATACTTGAGCAATTTGAACTTGCACATACTTGGACAAAGGTGTTGGGAAAATGGGAAATGAATGAAACCAACTTACGAGGAAGTGTACCTCCTGAGCAAATATTCATTGAACGTATCATTCAGTTACTCAAGTCTGGAGGACGTGCAGCCATTGTATTGCCTGATAGCATTTTTAGTTCTCCTGGTTTAGAGTTTATTCGTGTATGGCTTATGCGCAAAACACATATCATAGCCAGCATAGACCTTCATGCTGACACCTTCCAACCTCACAATGGAACTCAATGTTCTATTCTTTTTGTAGTTAAAAAGAGTGATGTAGAAATAGCCGAAGAAGAAAAGTTAGGTACCATTCCTGACTACAATATATTTATGACTATGATAGACCACATCGGACACGATAAACGTGGCAATACTATATATAAGCGAGATGAAGAAGGTAATCTTATATTGCATCACGAGGAAACCCAAGTGCGAGAGGTAGATAGCGAGGGTAATGTGAGCTATCGCCAAGAGACTTTTGAAGAGAAGATTGTCAACGACCAGACCATACTGGTGGCTGATGTGTTCAATAAGTGGAAACGTGAAAATGGCATAACATGGTAAGCACAGCAAAACCTATTATCGAGCAGTCAGAATTCAAGCGACAGATAGACTCTCTTTTGTTACCTTCTCCGTTAAGATTTTGTACCATTTCTTTATCGCAAATGCAAAGAAACGGGGTACGACTTGATGCTTCTGCCTACGACATAGAAGCAATCAAAGCACTTAACAAGGTATATCAAAATCTTTATGGTTGGGTGTATCTGTGGGGAAAGAACGGATTAGTGAAAGATGCATATTATGGACCAAGAGCTAAAAGGAATTACTTATCCAAAGGAGTTCCTTTTTTGGGTAGCTCTGAGATGCTTGAAATTAGACCTATCCCTCAAAAATTTGTAGATAAGAAGTACACCAAACGATATGGAGTAAAAGATGGACAAATTTTATTATCTCGTTCTGGTACTATAGGAAATATTACCTATGTTAACAATACGCTCAGAAAATGTTGCATCAGCGAACATGCTATTCGGATATCTGCTGAAAATGCTGGCTATATTTACGCTTTCTTTGCTACAGAAATAGGAAAAGCGATAGTTCGTTCGTTTACTTATGGCGCAGTTGTTGATGAAATTGAGCCTGAACACCTCTGTAATATTCCCATTCCCAATGCACCAGAAGAGATAAAAAGACTGATTCATGAAGCCATTGTGGAATCTTACGATTTGTGTGACCAGTCGAACGCACTTATTGATGAAGCACAGCAGTTGCTTTACGATGCACTACAAATACCTCAAAGACCCAATCTCACCTCCAAGTACTACGCTCCAGAAGCAGGCTTCCGTAATTATGTTGTACCTCTTTCTAAACTCAATAATCGCCTTGATGCCTCTTATCACTTGCCCGAAGTAGACGAGATAATTAACCTTATCTCGAAGTATGCCAAGGAAGTAACTACGCTTGGAGACCCGCGTATATCCAAAGATATTATTCTTCCAGGTCGTTTCAAACGCATCTATGTAGAGAAAGGGAAAGGAGTACCTTTCTTTGGTGGCAAACAGCTGTTGCAACTTAATCCTTCTGGAGAAAAGTATCTTTCCTTCGGCAAGCATGCCGATAGAATCGAGAAAGAGCTTTCATTGGAAGAGAACATGTGTCTGATAACTAGAAGTGGTACTATTGGAAAAATTATGATCGTTCCTAAACATTGGACAGGCTGGGTTGCAAACGAACATTGTTTAAGATTATCACCTCGAAATAAAGACATAGCAGGCTATATCTATGCTTGGTTGTCTACAGACTATGCTTTACCTTTAATTGTTCGGCACACTTATGGAGCTGTTGTTGACGAAATAGATGATAAGCAACTTGCTGAAGTCCCTATTCCATTGCTTCAAGACGAAGCAATACAACAACGCATCAATGACCTTGTACTTCAAGCTAATGAACTCCGCTACCAAGCCTATCTCAAAGAGCAGGGCATTGCGCCGCTTGAGGTGATGGATATCAATCAGCGGGACAGCCTGATCACGATTGAGTATGAATTCCGGAAAGGCTTTGACGTGAGATTTTCCGCAATGAATGTGCTGCCGAGTACCGGAGAGCGCATCCAGACTGCGGAGATTCAGAGAAAGGAGATCTAAATGGCACTTGATGTCAATGTAAAGATTAAACTTACAAGCGGCGCGGGCACCGATGGCTTCGGCGTCCCGCTGATTCTTGTGAGCCATGCTGACAGCGCAGTCGCGTATCACGAGTGCGCGACCGCAAGCGAGGTAAAGCTCGCAGGCTTTGCCGAGGGCAGCGAGGCGTACAAGCTCTTCGTGCTCATGAAGGCACAGGACAACGCGCCGCGCCGCATCGCGCTTATCCAGACCACGGACGGCGCTGTGGATGCGCTTAAGAAGCTGACCGGTGTGCGACATGTGGTCGCTGTGCTCGGCGGGGGCGATACAGCCGTCGATGTGTCTGCCTATGTAGAGGGCAGAAGAGACCTCATCTATTTCCCGGTCCTCAACGCGACGGACGGCCTCGCAGCATACGCAAAGCGCGAGCGCACGATGATCGGTGTGCACTCCGACGGACAGAAGCTTGCAGCGGCGCTTGTCGGCGCAACGGCAGGCATGGACGCGGGCAGTTTCACCTACAAGAACATCATCTTGCAGGGCATTGAGCCGGATGCAGAGCGCACCGAGGAAGAGATCCTCTCGCTCTCGACCGGCAGCGGAAGCGGCGGTACTTGCGCGTATACCATCGCGCGAAAGGCTGGTGACCTTGTGACCACGGAGGGCAAGGCTGCATCCGGTGAGTACCTGGATATCGTCGATTCTTTCGACTGGATTATCCAGGGAATCGAGAACAGCGCGCAGAAGCTCTTAAACGGCTCGCCGAAGCTGCCGTACGACAATCGCGGCATCGGCATGCTGGAGGGCGTGACCGCAAATGTGCTTAAACAGGCGGACAACATGGGCATGATCGCGCATAACGCTGCGGGAGAGGCGCTCTATGCGACCGAGTTCGGCGGTGTAGATGCTACGAAGGAAGCAGACCGCAAGGAGCGTAGCTACGCGCTCGGACGCTTTACCTTCACGCTTGCAGGCGCGATTCACACCGCCGAGATTAGCGGCACGGTGACCATCTAACGAAAGGAGAACATGAGAATGCACGCATACGAGTTCGACCCGAATGACGTATCTATCACCCTCAGCACGAAGAGCTACGGCACTTTTGCCATCACCTGCACCGGTGAGGACGATGTGGAGTGCTCGAAGGATGAGGACGGCGCGGAGGCTGTGGTGGGCGCACAGGGCGATGTGGTCGTAAACCGCTCCCGCAATCAGCTTGGCACTATCAAATTCTCCGTACAGGCACAGAGCCCGCAGCTTCCCCCGCTTAAGCGGCTCGCTGACTCTACGGAGCTTTTCGGCATCTGGGTGGTCAATAAGTCCACCAATGAGAAGGTCGGCGGCACGAAGGCTTTTCTCAAGAAGAGCGCGGACAACAAAGTCGGCAAGAAGCTCGGCGACCGAAGCTTTGAGGTGCAGGTCCTCGATTACACGGACCGATAAGGAGGCGTAAATGGCTAAATTTTACCAGAGAACTCAGGAAATCAACGGCGTGACCTATGTCGCGCAGTTTAACGGCTTAAGCGCTTGGCAGGAGTGCATTGACGATTCTTACATTCCGGGCACGGACACCATGTCCAATGCTCGATACGCAAAGAATGTCTTGAAGCGCGGCCTTCTGGAGCCGTCGGGGCTTACTCCGGACGACTTCGACACGGATGAGGAGCTCACCGAAGTTGTGAAATTCGCCGCAGATGTCATGCGCGGACGATTTCGAAACGCCGAAGACCCGCAGGCAGCTCCGGCAAAGAGCAAGAGATAACTGGGCCTATTGGAGGCTCATTTTTGACGGACACATGGACTATGAGACGGTATTCTGCCGCCTCACACCGAATGAAATCACTGAGGCGAATGCAGCGCTGGACCATTACATCGACCTCATGAACAAGGCGCAGGAAGGAGAGTAAATGGCAGTAGTACGCGAGGATGTAGTCAAAATTACATTTGACGTCCCGAAAAATCCGCTTGGCGATGTCGACAAGAGCATGCGCGATTTGCTCTCCTCCGCGAAAGCGGCGACGAAGGCGACAAACGACGCTGTGCGAAGCTCTACCGGTGAAACCAAAAAGCTTGGCGCTTCTCTTAAATCTGCTGCGCAGTCCGCGAAGAATTTCGTCACGAGTCTGCCGCGAAATGCGATTGCAGCGGCAGCGAATAAAATGCGGAGCCTTGCCTCCGGCGCAAAGAATTTTGTCGTGAACTTGCCGCGTAATATCCTTCACGGCATCGTATCCGGAATTAAAGGCATCGCAAAGGCCGCCGTAAGCGCCACGAAGAAGCTCGGGCTGCTTGCGGCAAACGGCCTTAAAAAGCTTGCCGGAATCAGCCTTAAGGCTACTATCGCCGGAGTTGCGGCGCTTGGCGCAGGCATCGCTTTTATCGGGAAGCAGGCGCTCTCTGCCTTTGCGGACGCTGAGCAGCTTAAGGGCGGCGTAGAGACGCTATACGGCGGCGTAGGGTCCGCTGGTGCGAATCAGGTCCTGCAGGACGCTAAGACCGCATATCGAGAGGCAGGGCTCTCCGCGAATGAGTACATGGAGACGGCGACCAGCTTCGCAGCGTCTCTTACAAATTCGCTCGGCGGAGACACGGTGAAGGCCGCTCAGATGGCAAAAACCGCGATTGTCGATATGTCGGATAACGCCAACAAAATGGGCTCCGACATTGAAAGCATCCAGAACGCCTACAATGGTTTTGCCAAGCAGAACTTCACGATGCTCGACAATCTAAAGCTTGGCTACGGCGGTACGCAGTCCGAGATGCAGCGCTTGCTCGACGATGCCAACCGGCTGAATAAGGCGCAGGGCAGAAACACTGACTACCAGATTAAAAATTATGCGGATATCGTCTCCGCAATCCATGACGTGCAAACGCAAATGGGCATCGCGGGCACGACGCAGGCCGAGGCAGCGGACACGATTTCCGGCTCGATCGGGATGCTGAAGGGCGCGTACTCGAATCTGATTGCGGGGCTTGCCGACGAAAACGCGGATTTAGGTCAGCTCTTCACGGATGTGACGGACGCAGCGGGGGCGGTCTTTAAGAATATCCTGCCGCGCGTCGAGCAGATTGCCGCGG